TCACGCCGACCGTGACCGTGCCCGGATCGGCAGGTTCACCGTCGGAATCGACCGGCTGCCACGACAACGTGGCCGCGGTGCCGGCGAGGATCTGTTGCTCGGCGACCGTCGACAGCAGCATGATCATCGCCTCTCAGGTGTGCGCACGGCACGCTCGACGCCTTGAGTGCGGGTCGTGGCCTCGAGGTGAGGTTCGACCCACTCGGCGAACTCGCTGAACGCTTCGCGCAGCGGTGTCTGCGGGGCGTCGCCGTAGGTGTCACGCCACTTCGTGTTGTCGCAGTCTCTGGACATCACACCCACCGGCCCTTCTATCGTCACCACTTGCGCGTCGGATGCGCCGACGATGTCGAGGCACATCCGTGCCACTTCTTCGCACGTCACCGCACCCTCAGCGCCCACGTTCACCGGGCCGGCGTAGCGGTCATCGAAGCCGAGCGCCACCAGACGATCTACGGCGTCGTCGACGTACAGGTACGAGCGCATCTGCTCGCCACTGCCCCACAGTTCGAGACGTCCGGTGCGGCGGGCTGCGAGGGCCTTCGTGATCACTGCGGCCGGGAACTTCATTCGCTGGCCGGCGTGTTCCTGCAGCGGCCCGAAGATCGTGTGACAGATCGCCACGCGGGCATCGATCGGTGCTCTTGTGCAGAGTTCGAGGCCGTACCGCTTCTCCCAGCCATAGCCGGCGTCCGGTGTCCCCCACGACAGATGCTCGGACTCGCGCAGCTTCGGTGCGTCGCCTGGGGTGTGCTGGATCTCGGTGGCGTAGGCGCACGCCGATGACGTGTACACGAGCCGAGGTGTCTGCTGCTTCGTGCATTCGGTCAGCACGTTGTTGGTGATGCGACCGTTGGTCAGTGACGCCGGCCAGTCCTGCGGGCCGTGGAACCATGCGACACCGCCCATGTCGGCCGCCAGGTGGTACACGACGTCGGCACCGAGGATCGGACCTGACGCGGCCGACGGTTGGCTGAGATCGGCGGTCCACCGCGATGCACCGTCGAGAGCGTCGAGACGCCACGCCGGGAACTCGACATCCACCGCGACCACATCGTGACCGAGGGCGACGAGACGCCGAACCAGGTTGGAGCCGATGAAACCTCCGCCACCGAGGACCGTCACGCGAGCCATGTCACTGCCCCTTCGTCGAACGGCCACACACCGACGTCACGTTGCGGGGCGTCGATGCGTCCGGCGTCCGGGGTGGTGCCGACCATGTGGGCGTCCCAGTGGTCGTACACGTACAGGTGCCTGTCGATGAACGTGTGCGTTTCGATGTCGGCCTGCACCGCTTCGGACCATTCCCGGTCGGCGGTGTAGTGGTTCCCGAACTCGTGCACTCGGGCGATCTCGGTGCGGACCAGGCACTTCGGTGACACACCCCGGTCGAATGTGCGCCACGTCGTGTCACCGTCACCGCGATGGGCGACTGATCCGGCGAACCGGCCGTTCTCCAACCACAGGATGCGGTAGCCGACGAAGTCGGAGTCGTAGTAGGTCTGCGCGATCTGTCCGACGTAGTCGTCGTCGTCGAGGCACACCACGTGTGTCGTGGTCGCCTTCGCGAACATCTCGTTCAGCTTGTCGCCCATCGGAGCGACGCCGTCGGCGATCAGGACGTCGACGTCCTGGCCGCGCAGGTGCCACAGCGCACGGGAGAGCGTCGAGCGGCGCGACGGGATCGTCGGGATGCACACGGTCAGGCTCATCGGTACATCGCTCCCCACAGCGTGGAGCGCATCTCGAACAGGCGGGCGTCGTTGTCGAACCCGGCGAACGATCGGGCGTAGGTGTCGTCGAACTCGGCCTTGCCGGCGGCGGGGTGGAGATGCTCCACCACGCTGTCGAGGCGTGGGACGAACTCGCAGCGCATCTTCGCGGTGGCGATGAACTCGGTATCGCAGAAGTTGTGGTCGTAGCCCTCGAACAGGAACGACCCGGGCCCTTCATCGACGACACCGCCCACCTCGTCGAGGTAGGAGCGGCGCACGACCGAGTGCGTCGAGTGGACACCGGCGAGGACGTGGCCGTTGTAGAGGTCGTTCGTCCCCAGCACGCGACCGCCGCACAACTCTGCGTCCCATGCCTCGTGAAACACGAGGTCGTCGGCACCGCAGAACAGCCAGTCCCCGGACGTCTCGGCGTAGGCGGTATTCACGGCGCCCTGATAGTTCGGGGTGCGACGGTTCACGACCGGCACCAGGTCGAGATCGAGGACGGCTTCGGCGGATGCGACGTCGGTTCCTTCGATCACGAACACGATCCGATGGTCGTGCACCGTTGCGGCGGCGATGTTGGCGGCCAGGTCGGCGAGACGATGCGGGCGACCGAGGGTGGGGATGATGACGTCGATCACGCCATGTCCACCATCGTCGAGTGGTACCGCCACAGATCCTCGGTCAACTCGACCGACTTGACGTGACCGATCGGAACGCCGGTGTGCACGAAGATCGGGTAACCGCACCGCTGCGCCTGCATACAGAAGAACAGATCCTCCGACACCCACAGGTCGTTCAGTTCGGTCCAGTCGACGTCCGTACGATCGTCCTCGAAGATCTCCTCACGGAACCACGGGTACGTCGTACGACACGCAGCGGCGATGTCGATCAGCACCTGACGGTGCACGAGCAGGAACGCCGCACCGGTGCCGTACACCTGACGCACCGCTTTCGCTCTGGCGTCTCGTGCCTCCACCGGCGTGAACGACGGCACCGAAATCCCTGGCATGGCCTCACCGGGATCGAACATCGTCGAGATGACCCGGACGGCGTTCGTGCCGTCGCCACGGTTCCCGAAAGCCACACACAGACCGCCGAGCACGTTCACGTCCGGGATGTCCGGGTTCTCACGTGACGACTCCGCGGCCCGGACGAGCAGCTCGAGGGCGTGCGGGTCGAACTTCATGTCGGCGTCGACCATCAGCATCCACTCAGGCGCCGGGTCACGCACCGACAGGAACTTGCGCACCACCGAGTTCCGGGTACGGGCCACGTTCACACCGGAGCGTTGGTTGATCCACCACGCCGGATGATCCAGGCGGTCCCAACCGTTGATTCGGTCGGCGTCTCGCATCCCGAGCAGTGACGTCAGGAACCCGTTCGACACGTCAGTGCCGGACAGGTAGCACACCGTCACCTTGCCAGGGGCGAAGCCTTCGGGCAGGTCAGCCTCGACGACACCGAGCGGCGTCCACGAGGGCAGTTGGTCATCGCTCATCGCGACTCCTTGAATTGACGCAGGGCTCCCCGCGACCGACGACACACCTGCGTCGTTGGTCGTCGGTCGCGGGGAGGAACGGTCGGGCGAACGCAGGTCGCCCGGAAGATCACCCGGAGGTGATCAGAAGGTCGGCGACGAGAGCGCCGTACCGCCGACGAGCGCAGCGCCCGTCGTGTACCGCGTGGTGAACGCGGCGTAGTTGTACAGACGGGCACGTGCCGTCAGGGTGTCGGTCGTGCCACCGGTGGTGCGGAACACCTCGAAGGTCGGGGTGCCCTCCATCAGGATGGCGTCGGACGCCTTCCAGACGAGGATGCGGTCCTCCGACGTGCCAGCCGACGTCGACACGTTGGCGTCGATGACGACCGGGAGGCCGAGCATCGTGCCGACGACGCCCTGCACGGCGGTGATGCCGAACGAGGCCAGCATCGAACGACCGGCCTGGGCGTCGGGGACGATGACCGGGCGGCCGGCGGTGTCGAAGCGCGATGCCAGCCAGAACCAGCGCCGCGGGTGCATCACGATGACTTCCGGCGTCTCGAACCGGGTTGTGGCGACACGGTTCAGGGCGTCGGCGATGCCGGCGTAGATCTGGTTCTGTGCCGTGGTCGAGCTGGTCGACGACGCGAACACCGTGGTGCCGGCGACCGTGTGGACGCCGGGAACCTGGTTGTTCGCACCGGTGCCGGAGAGCACCTGCACGTCGAGTGCCCGGTTGTAGTCCGCGAGGAGATCGCGGTACACGAGGGCGTCCCAGCCGCCGGCGAGGGCGGACTGCTCGAGCAGCTGGATCGAGAAGTCGTACCCACCGGCGATGGTGGTCACTTCGGCCGTGGTCGACGCCGTGACCATGTCGCGGGTCGTGATCGCCGAGTTCTCGGTCGCCTGCACAGCGGTCAGGTTCCCGGTGGTGACCGTCGGGATGCTGATCGCGTCGGTGCCTGACGGCAACGCCATCTGGCGAGCCAGGTCGGCAGTCGCACGACCGGCGCGCTGCGTGCCGACGAACTCGTCGAGCACCCACAGCGGCGGCACGAACGTGCCGCCTGCGGTGTCACCGGTGTCACCGGCGCGGAGTTCGACGGCGATCTCGGCGGCGTGACGCTCGAGACGCTCACGGGCCTGCGAAGCGCCGGCCAGGTTGAGCGCCACGGTGGCGGTGTCTCGGACGTGGGAGTGCTTGCCGCCGCGCTCCATGTAGGTGAGCGGCTCGGACCGGACGACGGCACCGCCGACGGCGCGCTTGGCCGGGACGAGGTCGTCGAGACTGCGGGTGACCGATGCGGTCGCCTCGATGGTGGCGGTGATCTCGGCCGAACGCTCGGCGGCATCGCGCACGATGGCGGCCTCGTCGTCAGTGAGTTCACGCTCTTCGGCTTCGGCGGCGGCGATGACGTCGCGGCCCTGGGCGATGATCTCGTCGCGCTTGGCGATCTGGAGATCGGTGAGCTTCTTGCTCATGGTGGTCATCCTCCTCGGATGCGGATTCGTGGGTTGGGGGATGACGACGTGGTGGCGCTGCGTGGTGACCGCTAAGCGGCTCCGGGTCAGGCTCCGGGTTCGTCAGTGGGCCGCCACCGTCAGGTGGCAGGGAGGCCGAGCAGTGCCCGAGCCTCGGAGATGGACAGCGGCGCGGCCTTCTCGACCGGGTCGCCATCGTCGATCTGTTCGTCGACGGGCGGCTCTTCGCTCTCGTCGGGATCATCTGCCGACCGCTCCGTGTCTTCGGCCGGCGGTTCTTCGTCGCTGGCGTCGCGCTCGTCGAGCAGGGCGAGGACTTCGCTGCGCTGCTCCGGGCTCAACGAGCGCAGACAGACGAGAGCGAGGTCGCCCTGGCGGTCGCCGGTGAGGCCGACCTCGGTCTCCTCGTACCACGGGTAAGTGACGATCGAGTTGTCCACCAGGGTCACCTCGCGCACCTCGCGCAGACCGTTGACCTCGGGGGCGTCGTTGAAGTAGCCGGCGAACGAGCACTGGTCGATGTCGCCGCGCTCCATCGCCGAGACGAGACGCTGCACGTCGGGGTTCGCGAGGTCGAGCGCCGGGGCGTCGAACCACTGGCCTCGCTCGTCGACACCGATCGTCATCGTCCCCGACTTCGTCGACGCCAACGGCACGCCCTCGTGGTTCACGAGGAGACGGACGTTGTCGCGCTGCGCGATCGTCCGGTTGAACGCCGACTTGCGGATCACTTCGCCGTACGCCTCGGAGTCGAACACGGCTGCATAGCCGCGCACGCCGACGGTCTTGCCGTCCGGGGACTTGCGGATCTCGATGGACCCGGACGCCAGACGGCGTTCGATCACCTTCGTCATGGCATGTCTCCTTCGATGTCATCGCCGAGAGGGGGCAACTCTTCCCAGGCGCGCACTTCGTCGACGGTGATGAACTCACCTTCGAGGCCGAGCTTGTACGACTCGTACCGTGTCTTGAGGTCCGAGCGCAGGAACGCACCGGTCTGCCAGCGCAGGTACTGCCCCCGCGGGGTGTGCTTGCCGAGCGCCTCTTGGATCACGACGAGGTCAGGGTTTATCGAGTCGAGCAGGTACTGCTGCTGGTTCTGCGAGATGTTGGCGTACTCGTTGCCCTTGCCCGTCGCTGCGTTGATGCGCTCCGGTGGCAGGTTGAACGAGATCGCAATGTCCGCCGACACCTGGCGCATCGTTTCGAGGAACTGCGACTCGTCGGCCTTCACCGACACCGCCTCGTACTTCATCCCCGACCCGATCACCGCCGGCTGACGCCGCGACCACCGCTGCAACATTCGAGCGAGCAGCGAATCTGCCTCGGTCGACGAGATCTCGCTATCGGAGTACAGGATCGCCGATGGCATGGCGCCGTTCACGAACCAGTCCCGACCGAACGCCTGCGCCCGGCGGGCCAGATCGACGAGACCGGAATACTCGAGCGGGCAGATCCCGAGCGGACGGCCAGGCAGCACCCACCGCGACGGCACGTGCACGATCATCGAGGCGTCGACCGGCTGATGATCGATGCGCCAGTCGATGCCGTCGACGTGCTCGTGAGCGTGAATGTCTGAGCCAGGGCACAGCCAGTCCACCTTCGACGGGTATCCGGCGGCGTCGACCGCCCGGATGTAGCCGGCGGCGTAGCCCCAGATGTCACGGGAGATCGACATCTGCGTCTTCCACACCGACGGCACCACCGCAGCCGACGGAGCGACCATCAACTCCGGCTGCGACGGCACGACCTCGCCGAATCCGTCGCGATCCCGGTACGCCTTCAACGGCAACTGAGCGAACGCACCCGCACGCATCCCGACGCAAGCCACCAGGGCGGCCACCTCAAGAGATTCACGGGCAACGTATCGGCCCGGTGACAGCGCCGAGCGCATGTCCAACGGGCCTGGGATCTTGTTCGGATCGGACCAATCTGAGCGAGATTCGGCACGATTCGGGGCCGATTTGAACAGAATCACTGCGCCGACCTCCACGCTGCGACGAGCGCCAAGGAACCGGCGGTGATCCAGCCGAACGCCGACGAAATCTGAGCAGTGCCGACCACGAGCGCAGTCGCGCCGCACAGTTCGAGCAGGCCGGCGACGAGGCTACGCATTGGGCGACCTCCTCAGGCGGCAAATACGGGTCGGGGCGGAGTTTTCGCAGCAACGCCACCGAGCGCCACCGTCACCGCCAACAGCGGCGTGATCTCGACGGACGACTTGCGCTGCGACAACACCGACGCACCATCAGACGACATCGACAACACGGCACCACGAACCGCCTTGTCGAGCGACGGCTGCCCCAGATGGACCAGCTGGCCGTTCGCAGCAGCGTCCAACAGTTGCCCGGTCGCCTGCGCGACATCGGCGGTCGACACTTCGACCACCTCGACGCCGCGCTCACGCAACGGCGCGATGAACGCCGCCTCCGGACCCGACTTGTGAATCCGGATCGGAATCGGCTTCAAACCCCAGTAGTACAGGACACGTTCGACGATCCACCCGGTACCGACGCGATGATCCATCCACTCGACGTGCAGCTTGCCTTCCGACGTCCGACCAGCCTTGCCGAGCGACGCCCAACCGCGATCCGGTGCCACCGCGAGCGACCACTGCTGGGACTCGG